CTCGGTATGCCCGGCTGGAGCGAAGAGTTAATCGCACAACACTGTCAGAAAGTAGCATAACCACAACGCCCCGGTGCGAGCCGGGGTTTATCTGGAGGACGCGGAGTTATGAGTATTACAAAAATTGAAATTCAAGGGTCAATAGCATTATTTGAAACTGAAGATTATGTAATCGAAATCGTTGGCGACGAACACAATATCATCGTGAACGTACCGGATGAGGGAGGTTATGTTAAAGCGAAAGCCGAACGCATTGTTCCCCACCTGATGTCCATTATTGCGGAGTTATCATCATGACCGAACACGACCAACGACTAAAACAGTTTGATGAAAAGTTAGCCGAACTGGAAAAGGCTATCAAACAGGTGCAGGAGCAACGCCGGGAATACATCAACCAGAGAGGGCTTAACAAATGTTCAAAGTAGGCGACCTGGTAGTTCTTAAAAGCGGCGGACCGGTGATGGTGGTTATCAGCACATCAACCATCGGCGTAGAATGTCAGTTCTACAACGAGAAACGTGGTGAATATGACTCGGTTGTCATCATACACGAAGCGCTGGAGGAGTTTAAATAATGAACAGTCTGGACGCCACCGTGACTTCTGTCGGTACGCCGGTCTGGTGTGAAGAATATCAGACGTGGCGTGTTGAAATTGAATATGATTGCTGGGGTCATGTATCCACAACTGAAAGGTGGTACAGAGACCGTGACAAAGCCTTCGCTTTAAAAGTAGGTGACACTATTATCGTTTAGCCCCTTAACTGGGGCTTTTCTTACAGAGAGGAACAGAGATGAAAAATATATATTTAGTGATTCGTCATCCACAAAACTATCGCTACTTAGGTATAGTGCAGATTTCTCGATTTTATGAAATTGTGAAATCTGTGGAATCGAGAAAAGAAGCAAAAGAATTTTGTGATAACAAAAATAAAAACTCAAATACTGAATACCATTACGCGGTAAAAATTCTGAGGGTCGAATAATGCACTATTTATCAAAATGCGAGGATGCAACCTGCGGCAAAACATACCCTGCTGACCTCCACAATTGCCCTCACTGTGGGGCTGATTCGGCGTTCTCCAGCGTTGCACCAGTGGACCCTAAGTGGTGGCCTTACGACATTGAAACATATCCAAACATTTTTACTGCTACTTTCATCCACGCTGCGACCGGTATGGAACTGGTGTATGAAATCAGTGACCGTAAAAACCAACAGCAGGAAATGGTTGACTTCATGTTCAACCTGGGAAAATCTGGTGCATGGGGGGTGGGTTTTAACAACATGTCATTCGATTACCCTGTGCTGCATTTCATTGCACATAACCCCGGCTGCACAGTGAAGGATATTTACGACTGTTCACAACGAACCATTAAAGTGAGTAACGTTAATCGTTGGTCTATGATGGTGTGGGACCGTGACCAGATATTTCCACAGTTGGATTTGCTGTTGCTCAATCATTTCGACAACAAGGCACGCATGACAAGCCTGAAAGCGCTCGAAGTTGCGATGAAATCACCAAACGTGAAAGACCTTCCTTTTCCTATTGGAATGGTTCTGAACGATGCCCAGAAAGATGAATTAATCACGTATAATATTCATGACGTGCGGGAAACCACCAAATTCATGATGCGCTGCCTGTCGGCTATTCAGTTTCGTGAAGAACTGTGCCAGACACACGGTCGCAACTTCATGAACCATAACGACACAAAAATCGGTAAAGATTATTTCGTTATGGAACTGGAGAAAAACGGAATTCAGTGTTTCAACCGTGACGATAAGGGTCGAAAGCTCGGACCACGGCAAACCCCGCGCGAAAGCATTTGTTTCGCAGATGTGATTTTTCCATACATCAAATTTGACCGTCCGGAATTCAACGAGATTTTGAAGCGCTTCCAGTCGAAAACCATTTATAAAAAAGAACTCGATGAACTGGAAAAAGCAGAAGGAAAGAAAGATAAATTAGTGACAAAAGGCGTCTTCAGTGACCTGGAGTGCACTATTAACGGGTACACTTTCGTGTTTGGTGTCGGCGGCATTCACGGGTCGGTAGAGTCCCAGATTGTGGAAACAAACGATACACACCAACTCGTGGACATCGATGTTTCAAGCATGTACCCCAGCATAGCGATTGCAAACCGTATTTACCCGCAACATCTGGGGGAGAAATTTTGCGACATTAACGAATACTTCTTCAATGAGCGTATGCGCGTAGGCAAGAAAACCACGCCGGGTGCAGTGTACAAGCTCTCAATGAACGGTGTGTACGGCGATAGCAACAACGCGTTTGGGCCGTTTTATGACCCAAAATACACGATGACGGTCACTGTCAACGGTCAGTTAATGCTGGCGATGCTGTGTGAAAAACTTCTCACTATCCCCGGTCTTACAATAGTGCAATCTAATACGGATGGAGTCACCATGATGTGCCCACATGGAGAACTCGACAACATGCGTGCAATTTGTCGAGCGTGGGAAGCAATCACCAAACTGGAACTTGAAGAAGTGTTCTACAGGCGTATGCCCATCAGGGACGTCAATAACTATTTAGCTCTCGATAACAAAGGAAATGTGAAACGCAAAGGGGCTTATGAATACAAGTACCAGTGGCACCAGGACCCATCCGCAACAATTGTGGGTAAGGCTGCCGAAGCCGCACTCCTGTTTGACACTGACATCCGCACGTTTATCACGCGGCATTGTGACCCGTTCGATTTTATGCTGCGAGCAAAAGTGCCTCGTTCTGCACGTCTGGTGATGCGTTGGCCGGAATGGGGCGCTGAACGAGAAATGCAGAATACCACACGTGTGTTTATCTCGCGTAATGGCGGGTCACTGGTCAAGCTGTTACCGCCAACAGGTGTACCGGGTACGTGGAAGCGCAAGAACGGAATTAAGGACGACGTGTACAATGCGGTAATGCGTGAGATTACCGGTCAACCGGGAGACCTCGACAGCATCGGTACACCGTGGGACGAGCGTATCCACACGAAGAGTCGCAGCAAGCATGATGCAGTGCGTGAAACCGGGATGTATGTCGGGTGGAAGGTGACAGAGTGTGCGGACGCTAAGGACTTCGACTGGGGCAGTCTGGACTATGAGTATTATGTGAAAGAAGCGGAAAAGTTAGTTTTACCGTTGTTGGGGTAACAACTACCGGCGCATCACTGCGCCGGGTCTAAGAGTTTTCGGCGCATTTCAGCAAGTTCAATTTCTGCCTTTTCACGCTCAATTCGCGCAATAATTTCCTTCTCCTTGCGCTCGGCGGACTCGTTACGAATTCGCCGTATGTGACCGTAAATCATAATGATGGTCAACAGAATACCGCACAGGGTGGCAAAGATACCGATAGTTTCCGGGGTAATGCCGTACTTAGTCATCAACCCCGTCACCGTTGTCCCGCTTGCTACCAGTGTCCCGGCTTGTGTGTTTCCGGTGAAGCTCATAGTATTTTCTCGCTTTGATGTACCACTCAACGACCTGCGCCAGCATAAGGATGATGACCAGAGTTGTCGATATGAACCGCAATACCTCCAGCATCGTCACTATCCTTTTTCAGTATCGTGAGGATTGCCGCACAGTATAGCATCGTGAACATTGCCACATAGACATCGAGTGGTTGATAGAAAAACCACAGGAGCCAGCCTATCAGATTAATCGACATGGAAACAATGCTGATGAGCATCATGTCAAGAGACTTTCGGGATGTTCCGAACCGGTAGAGAATACCGACTACGATGAAATCACAAAATGCGGCGAGGAAAAAATAAATCGAACCATCCAGATTGCCGCACAACTCCTGGAAAAGAGTTGCCACCATCACAAAGAGAAACGAGGCTCCCCGGGGTCTGGCGATTACTGAGGCAATCAGGAAGGTGTACATTGTTTATTTGGTCCGGCGTTTCACTTTGGCACCGCCCGCGTCACCGGTTTTACTGCGGGGTTTTACATTTGCTCCACCGGCGTCACCTGCTTTACGTGGTTTAGTCTTGTACATTTTATCGCCCTTGTATGTTAGGATTAAGCCTAATTGTACAGCAGGTGTTACCAAATGAAAAATCCTTTAAGTAAACAAATGACCGCCCTTCTCACCGCATTTGCAATGGGTGGTACGGGTACCGCAGTAGTCACGCAGACGGATTTGCTCGACCAGTTCCTGAACGAGAAGGAAGGGAACAGGCTGACAGCATATCTGGACAGTGCAAATCCGCCAATCTGGACCATCTGCCGGGGTGTGACGCGCATTGATGGTAAACCGGTAACAAAGGGTATGCGGCTCACCGAAAAGCAATGTGATCTTCTGAACGATAAGGAAGCGCAAAAGTCGCTTAAATGGGTACGTGACAACATCCCGGTAAAACTGAACCCGGTGCAACAGGTTGGTATCGCGTCGTTCTGTCCGTACAACATTGGACCCACCAAATGTAAGGGGTCAACATTCTTCAAATTGCTGCAAAAAGGCGACTGGAAGAATGCGTGCAAACAGATTCCCAAATGGGTGTTTGACGGTGGCCGTGATTGTCGCATTAAAAGCAATAACTGTTCCGGACAGCCAATTCGCCGGGAGCAGGAAGAGTATTTATGCCTGTATACACTGGGGGAATCGAAATGACAATGTTACAGCGGGTAGTAACTGTTGTAGGAATCGTATTCGTGATATGCATATATTGGTTGGGTTATTATCACGGAAAGCAGTCGGTCAAACTGGACGATTTCAAAGCATATAAAGAGGCCGTCGAAGCCCGTGACGCGCTGCAGGAAAAACTCAATGCTTCCGATGTGAAGTTACGGAAGACACAACAGGAACTGAAAGAAGCCCGGGCCAAAAAAGTCGTTGAAAAAGTCATCATCTACCGTGACCGAATCAAAGACCCCACCACCGCTCAATGTGTCAAAGATAGCGGTATCCTCGACCTGTATGATGCGACCGTAAAATGAAAAAACTCATCCTTCTGATATCTGTACTTGCTTTAACCGCGTGTACTCAGGAAGTACGCAAATGCCCACCTCCGTCTAACGACCTGCTTACACCGAGTGGTGAATTGTGGACAATCGACGGTGGCCCTGAACGAGCCGCCACGGTAATTCCACATAACGGGGAAGTTCTGATGACCGACCGGGACAGAGTGTCCCGGTGGCAAAACTGGTGGGAAGGTTGTAAAACCTTATGAGTATTCTTCGATGATAACGATTCCCGGGCGTCCAGCGGCACCGTTTCTCAATGACTGAGATGGACCGTTGGAACACCCGGATGCCCCGGAACCCCAACCACCACCGGTTACTGCCGGGTTGTTGATTGTCTGCACCGCACCACCCACGCCCATGAGTCCATCTGAACCCCTGGAACCAATTGTGACATCGGTCGAAATGGCGAAGCCAGCGGCGGAACCCGGTCCAGGAACACCGAAGATGTTCCAGCCGGTAGGGGAATTACTGTTAGCGTTGGCGACGGGTTGGAATGGTGGGTTCGCCGGACCAGCTGGTTGACCGGCTTTACCACCCGGACAGCTAATCAAGGTACCCACGGAGGTTGTTCCACCATCACCACCGTATGTGGATGAAGATGTACCAGCAGTACCTCCGGCACCAATCGTCACTTGCAGAGAATTAATTGCGGTAACATCGTAAATACCCTCGGCATAAGCACCGGCCCCGCCACCGTTACTCATTGATGTTTGTCCCGCGCCCGTAGCTACCGCTGCTGAACTACCGCCACCGCCGCCGACCGCTTTAATCTTCCACTTTTTGGCACCTGCGGTTTTCGACACCAGTGTGTCAGTCGTGAACACGCGGACTGCGAGTAATCTTCCGGGGGTTGCGGTCATCAATGCGTCATAGAGTTGACTGTTCGTTCCATTATCGACAGTTCCGTTAGGCGTAACACCAGCTACATTGAGCACGCGGGCAAAAAAACCGCTCATGTCGTTAGCCCAATCGGCTTCAAAATACGAACCATCTTCTGCTGTCGGTGATGTGCGGTTTTTAAATGCGCCCTGAGGTTGCTCTGTCGTGGGATTTTCAAACCGCCCTGGATAACGGTTGCTACGGTCTAAAGCCATTATTTAAACTCCTATAAATCCGGTCGCTTGTGCCAATGAGTCACCAAATTGAGTTGATGAGTCACCTGCCTGTACATAATCGTAAGCCTCAAGGAAACCATTGAATTTTACACCCTGCGGCTTCGGAACGAAAGAGGCGTTGACGAGCGCCCACCGTTCGAGCTCTGTGATTTTCCCGTAGAATTCCACGGAGAAACTCATGTCCTCACCATCAACCAGACGGGTAACCTGTGCGTTGGGTAACAGGAAATTCATCCCATTAATAATGTCTTCAATGGTCGCGTATGAGTTGTTTTTGAGAATTTTAGATTTAATTGCCAGGCGATATAAGTTGTCCGACATTGTCATCGACTGGTCAACAGACGGCACACTACACATCGCAGAGGTGTCACCGAATTCAGCTGGACCATTAACATCGCTGGCGCACATCGCCGTTTCTATTGTGACTTCACCCATAAAGTCCCGAGGTACCACCACAATGCGCCCGATAACGTCGAGTTGTTCACCTTGCGCGTAATCAATTGAGTAAATGATACGCACAGCTGTGGCCGCATCTGCAATCTGTGCAGCCAGTCTACGTGCGATGTTATACCACGCGACAGCCTTTGGCTTGTTACGGTACTGAGCGTAGATACGATTCGGAGCATCTGACTCAGTTGCGACGTAGTCGCTGACAATTGTCAACGGTACGAAGTAGGATGTGGAGAAGAAGTTCATCAGTGCCCACAGGAATTGACGGAAGATGCACTAATGATACCCTGTGAATCTCTCGTTAGTCAATTTAACTGCAAGTTTATCGCGTTGGGACAGATGTGATGCGTATCTCTTCATTCTCCATAGAATGAGTTTTGACTCACGACACCAGAAAGGTGCTGGTATTTTACCAGAAAGAACCCCGCCGAAGCGGGGTTTTCATCTACGCTAACCGTTGCAGGCCGTAGTTAGTATGAATTGTTGCGTATGCCACAAATTATTCCAAAGTAGATTACTGGTTTGCGGCTGCTTTTCCGCCATCTTCCAACGTCACAATTTCTTCGGTTGTAAATGTGGCACCTTCCGGAAACGGATTATTGACAAGCTGTATTACTTCTCCAGTTTCATGATCTTCAACATCTTCCTTCATATAATCCCACTCGCCAATATTTATCACTTTCCCATTTTTGTCTCTAATCACTGTAGCTGTATTCATTTTGCCACCCATCCAGTGTTACCTGTTCCGGCTTCTTTGACGTAAAATGTTGAACCTGCTACGCCATCAGTGCGGCGATAGGTTGATCCAACTCCAGCAACCACAACACCTTCCGGGCTGCCTGTTCCGGCGCTATCGAATACCGTTGCCGTATAGTAACGGCTAATAACATAGCTTCGGTTTATTCTGACTGTTGAACTACCTGCGTTAACGCTAGCATCAGCAGCAGGTACAAGCCCGGCTGAACCAATATTCCAACCGTTAAAATAACCAGTATTAAATCGTAACGAGGAAGAACCCAAATTGATGGTGTTTGTTGCTGATGGCACCGCGGCCGTAGCAGTGATGTCTATTCCCACTGTAGAATTGTACAGACCTGCACTCGCAGCTGACGGTGCCTTAATTTTTGTTCCGTCATATGAAAACTGCCATACGGTACGTTGTGCAGGCCGGGAACCGCTCTGACTTCTTACGGTGAATAGCCAGCCAGCAGAAACAGAACTTTGCTGCTGTGACCAGGCGTTACCAGTCTGCGCACCCCTGATATTAAGCAAATCCATACCAGTGTTGCCACTGTTGTTCAGATCGAATTGCCGAGGATAAGAGCCAGGCAATAAAACAGGGTCAACGCCATCAAAGAAATTCTGCGGATAAGCCGCGTTATTCCACATAAATGCAACCGGTCGCGTTGCTGTGTCTGTATTTCCTGCGCTAACATTTATTGCGGAAATTGAATGCAGGCTGCCAAAACTCTGAAACCATTCATAGCTATCTGTTTTAAGGGTGACGGCAGCCTCAACGGTCATCGTTCCTGAACAACCGCGCCCTTGCGCCCTAATCAGAGATAATAAGTAGCATGTTCTGGCATCGCTGCCAAAAAAGTTAATATCAAAATTATTGTTGTAGACGTTGGCAATATACTGGTAATACGGGTTTGTCGGCGCAACAACACCTGCTCGCGTGCCATCGTCCCACATGCGAATACCAATCCCGCCGTATGAATTTATCTGAATCATACAGTCGGCCCACGAATTGCCGTGGAATGAGTTATTACCTTTGGTTACCTGATAATCCGCACCAATATCGCTATTGAAAATGCGAACGCGCGTCATGCGGTTAAATTCGGTAAAGTCGCCTTTCGTGAATGTATTTGCTGTATCGTCCGGCCCTTGTAACTCATTCCATAAGTGGATTCCACGGTGAAACCGGCCAATGTGAACATCTGTTACAGGAACGAAACAGCAACCATGCAACAGTATGCCTGTTCCCTCTGCTGTACTGCTGTAATCTGCCCAATCAAGTGGCTCGATTGCCAGTTGGGATATGGCGCGCGGTGAATGTGTACCCCATCCTCCGCGTGCGGATAAGCATGGCGTGTTAGCTGTTGGCGGGTCGAAAACAAGTATTGTGCTGTATGGCCCGTCGCCAAAAATGTGCACCCCGTCAACCACCCCTCGCCAATAGTCTCTGTTGCCTTCACCAGAGATGAAACTTTGTCCGCCAATATTTAATTCATCGGTTATCAGGTAGTGACCGGCAGGAACGTAAACGTTCCGCAATCCGTGACTTATAGCGTATGAAATGGCGTCCTTGAATGCCTGCGTGTCATCTGTTCCGGTTTTGGTAGTGGGATTGAAATCACCTTTTGCACCATGTGCGAATACGGAAACGCAGCTTTTTAACGCATCCTGGACAGTTCCACCCTGCAACATTCCAGACTTACCAGCGCCATCCGATTGTGCCAAAACCGCCAGTGTTGACTGAACTGCGTTATCTACGAAGTTAGCAGCATCTGCAGCACTCCCTGCGGCGGCTATAGCACTATTTGCCGATGCTGCAGCACTCCCTGCAGCGGCTGTAGCTGAAGCAGCAGCACTTGATACAGCCGCTGATGCGGAGGCTGTTAACTCATCGACCTCCCGGAAATTATCATCCAGTTCGTCCCACGTTAATGGCCGACCCAGGTCTGCGCGTTTGATAATGGTCATACGATGGTCACCGTGATGTTTGAAGTTGTCCAGCGGGATAGTTCGTTAAAGTCGATGGTAACATTTGCCGCGCTACCATTCAACGTCATACTATTAACGTAGCTGTTACCGTATGAACCAATAACTTTGTTGATAGGCGTGTAAAGTGAACTGTACGGAACTGTTTCACCGATATCAAACCCATCCGGCTTAAAACCGTACTCTGTCGGAATCAGACCACCCGCGGCGTATTCGATGATAGCATCCCGAATGAGTGGCTCCAGCGTCGCCTGAGACGGTAACGTACCATCATCTTTGATTTCAATAGCTACCACCATGTCCACATACACGGGGCGACTGAATTTGATATCTTTGGACATTGTTGGGTAAGTGGGTGACGTGACAGTGACCGTTACCGGTGTACCAGCCTGATAAAGTGTGACGCCCGGATTTTTTTTAAGGTAGATAGCCATCGCTACGTCGTCGTCTATACCACCGTCGACAATGGGTGCAATACTGTGGCCAGGCTGACCATTGCTGTCGGTTGTGGTCTCGTCGTTCTCATAGACACGCACACGGCGTACACCTTCAACATTGAACAACTGACCCAGCATTGAATCAACCTGGTTACTACCCGGCAGACCCACAGCTGTTGCTCGTTTAAGGCGTAACGACCCATCCGATTCAGCAGATGTACCGGGTGTTGCGGGAGTAGGGTTATTAACCGATACCAGACCAGCAACCGTGTCCACGATGGTTGTAATGGTGTTGGCGTCCGCTTCAATTTCACCAACTGTGGTACAGGTGATATCGACCGTTGCGGTGCCTGAACTATCCAGCGTCCACGTCTGGTCGAGAGTAAATCGATAACCCGTCACAGATGACTCAAAGCGTGTACCCGCAGGAACCTGAGTGCCAGGAGTACCCGTTAACACGAACCCCGTAACGGTGGACGCAGTACCTTCACTCCGGACAGTACCCGTCAGCGCGCAAATCACATCGAGGTCATAGCCACTGGCTTTATTCGGGTCTTTGGAGTTGTACGCCTGTTGCAACACTTCATCGAGCGCGGAGAAGATTTCAGCATCGTGTGCCATCTTCAGCCCGTCCGGTGTGGACGGGTCGAGATTCCAGTTGCTGTCGATATCCAGATATAACTGTTTTTCTTCGTCAAACCAGTCATTCTGTGATTTTACGCTATAGCCGGTACTGGTTAATTCAGCCATTCTCGGTCACCGTTAATAATCCGTAGGAGGTCAACACGCTGGCGGTGACCGTATAAGTTTTGTTGTCGATGTCGAAATCGGTACTAAAACTGGTTAACTGCAGGACACCCGGAGTACCGGAGATGCGTTCACGGAGGCGTGCTTCGCGGACATCCATAGAAGTTTGTTTGTTGAGTATTTCCTGAAACCACGGTGTGCCATCGGTCACATCCCGGAAATACTCGCCCAGAAACAGACGCAGACGGGTACGTATCGTCTGTTCTATTTCCAGTTGTTCAGTGATGAACATCGAACCCTGGGTAACAATGTCACCATCTTCATCTAATTTACGTACTGTCATCAGTTATTCGGCCCCGTATTAGAACCACCGGAAGCAACGCCACCATGAGTGTGACCATTAAGTTCTTTGCCATCCAGCACCAGAGAATTCAGAGCGGTAATGTTCCCGTCTTTATCGATGGTCACACCATTGATACTCACCGTGCCGTTTGCAAGAAGCTGAACGTTGCCGTTCCCATTAGCCATTATGCATGAACCGTCACCCTTTAACCAGACGTACTGTGACGCATCAGCATTGCGCAAGCGTATCCCATCATTGGAAAAACTTGCAATCAGGTTGTCAAGTGAACGAATCCCCGGTACGAACATTGCGTCCTGTTTATGGTGGAAGCGTTTGACGGGGTTAGCAGCAATGCCGCCGGTCTGCTTCCATCCATCAATACAACGTTGACTGAAATGTACCATGCCCTCACAACCCGGATTGACAGCAAATTCCAGTACGAAGTCATCACCCGGAAAACTTACAGGAACGTCCACGATGGGCGGCGGGTCAAACGTAGTTTTAGCGACATCATCGGTCCGGGTAATTCCCAGTTGAATTTGTGCGCGCTGTGTGTCCGGGTCGAACGTCAGCACGTAACCAGGAATACACGTGTACACGTCCTTCATGTTCTCGAAAAACGTGTCATTGGTGACGTTCTGTAAAAACGAGCGGCGCTGGTTAATGTCGGTCATGTCGCCCTCCTGTGAAAATAATGTCAAGTATACTATTGACACTCACGTCAAACAATGTAATTATTTATTCAAAGGCATATAGCACATGTGTCTTTAGCGGTCCGGGGTGTCCTATTCCTTCGCATCAGCGGGTAGCCGGAATGTGTAGCCAGGCATGCACGAATACGGTTGGTCACCGTGGCGGTTCGACCAATACAACAGGAAATGGCACTTGGACTCCCTGATATTCACAGTCGGTTGAAAAATATTCCGCTCTGGCGAGTGCCATTTCCTGTTGTAACCATCGAGTGAGGTGGTCCAATCTTGCTGACGGGTAAGCCGTAAGTGACTGGAGTAATGTTGTGAAACATAACAACAGTTGCGACGATGGTTTAGAGTTGTGGTGAATGCGCAGGCTGATGCGCGCAGGAAAGCTTCGGAAGAACAAGGTGCCTGTATACAAGCCGGAGACCAGCACCGGCCACCACAACTGTAAACCATAATCTCTCTGTTGTGCTCCTGCATGTTTGCCCCGGTCTCCGGGGCTTTTTTTCACAAATCTAAAAGTGTCGTAACCTGGTTAGCAATATTCGTTGCGGCTGTCTTCACATTAATGTAACCACGCTCAATCAGTCCGGATATGGACGTGCTGGAAACGTCGTTACTGTTCAGCTGATACTGTGCCGGTTGTGAACCGTTCGCCACGCGGTCAAGCGTGACAATTTGCTGCAGTTCAGCAACAAATATCAGTCCATTCTCATTCTCCGGGTCTTTGGAGCGCCCGATACGCTGAATGACCATATTGTTCAGCGTGATTTCACCCGTATCCACTGTGAATACCTGACCGGAGTACATGAAATCTAGCAAAGTGTTCAGTGTCGTACTGGAGCGAGTTTCATTCGAGCCGCTCAACCACCCCGCGAACAGACCCGCGCCCGCGGCAATAAACGGATTGTCATCGACGAGATTTGTCAACGCCCCGGTGAAATCAGTGATACTGACTTTCAATGGGTTGTTCGATACCGCACCTGTCATCGTGTAACGAATAGGCTGATAAATGATGTGGTCCGCAATTGGCGTACCTGTTTCAATAGGGTACTGCACAATGTCCACGCTGGCATCAAGGTCATCAGACAGGACGGCATCGAACTGAAGCGACCCAAGCTGTGGGCCGCGCTTTACCAGAAGGTTGATTAAACTCATAACATGTACGCCTTACCTTGTCTGAATCGTTCCTCAACACGTCGCCACACGTCGCCGACAGTAATGTAACCTTTATGGTCCGTGTCAAGCCCTGCGTTCTGATTGTACGCTTTGGACGGTGATGAGTACATCACGGTTGAGGAAGGTTTGCCGATGAATGCTGGACTGAATACAGCCATGTACACATCGCCCATCGTTTTGTAACGCCCTTTGTACTGGTTGAGATAGTCGGTCACCGGGCCTTTCACCTGTTCGGCCGCGGTCATTGACAGGATGATATTTTTATTCCGACCGTACTTACTCTGAAACGCACTTGTCCATCCGGTGTCGGTAAACTGAATTAGTCCTACCGCGCCGGATTTGCTGTTCTTTGACTGTGGATTGAAGTTAGACTCCGCAGAGATTACAGCCATAATCCAGTTAGGACTGATGCCCAGGCTTTGTCCAAGTTTACGCACCTCGGTACGGAAATCCTGCTGCTGACTGGCATCCTCACCCTGCACACCAACACGCCCGTAAATAAGACGATTACCGACATCACTGTTTGTCGTGGTGGTATCCATTGACCCGGCACGCACAGCTTTGACAAATGTGTACCAGTCGGGACCATGTGTGTCTCCGGTATGCTGAATGGTCTGAACGTTCCAGTCACCTTCCAGTTTGGCATCGACGGTTGTCTGGAACTCCACTGCACCGAAATCGAATTTAGGCCATTTTGATTCAATATTAAGCACCGATGCGGGTGTCATACGGGGGTCAAGACGCATTTTAACGTCACAGAATACGCCATCAATGCCGCCGTGAAGCGTGGGCGCATCAATCATCCCGGTGGCGGAACTGATTTTGATGGGGGTGGCTTTACGGTCATCAGACGGAAATCCGACAAACACTTGACCAGCGTACAGATGCCATTCAAAGCCGTATGCCTTAGCCAGAATGTCAAGTTCCTTGCTGATATCGGAGCTAACGTTGTAGCCACCAGCCATGACAATAGAGCTAAATTTGTCCACACTGTTGACAAGATATAACGGTTTTGACCAGTCCTGTGCAAGACTGGTCAAAACGTCAAACAATGTCACGCCCTTACCGAAACTTGCACTCGTTGTCCCACCGTCGAGCACGTTGCTACCACTGCGACACGTCACACGGGTGATGATGTCAGTACCGTCACGAATGGTGAAAACGTTGGTGACAAACCCGGTAAAAATCTGACCAATGCGCGACTGATACCCGGCGCGAAAAACAACGGTCTGATTCGGTTCAATCTTCGTCGTTGGCGCAAGGTTCCACAAACGAAACTCACAGGTGCTCAGGCTGTCGCCGGTATATGTTGTCACATCGAACGAGCACCGGAGCATAGGGTACGACTGCGTAATGAAATTCTTTGTGTCAATGAGTATTTCATACTGGCGCAAATCCATTGTCAGTAACTCCTTTGCCGGGTCTGGTCAATTGCCTGTGGATACACCTGCGTCTCAAGATGATTCACGGTGTAGCGGCCAATTGCGTTACCGTCCAGTATCACGTCACCCTGTGTGGTGAAATTGCCGTTAAGCTGAATCGGACGGTTTATGGACTCTATAACCCGACTCAGCTGCCGACTTTGCTGTGCATAATTGTTGACTACCGGGCTTGCTTCGGCACCGTATGAACCGTCGTTGGTCACCAGGTTATACAGTGAATTACTTCGACGTAATGCAGAGATTGCATCATCATCTACCGTTCTGTTATCGGAATCGTTGACCCAATTCTCCCGCTGAGGTTGCCATGCCCACGGTGGGAGTTGTTCGGTATTCGTTGTGTTATTTACGATACTGTTATTAACGGTTGTCCCGGTAGTGTTAAGAAAATCTTGCGTATTTTTACCGACGTTCCGGGGGTCAAATCCTGTTTTATCACCAACCCATGCGGCGGCTTTGTCAGCGCTTCCCACCACATACTTGTCATACCATGAGCCACTGGAGATATCACCAATGAGGTCACGGTGATTGTTCATCCAGTTAGTTACACCACTGGCGAGCGTCAACAGGTCATCAGCCAGGGTTTTAATGCTGGGCGCAAGAATGTCAGCAATGGTGTTACCCAGCCCTTCCATTTTCTGTTGCGTGTCGAGAATAGTCTGATTGATTGCGTTCAGCGCGGCATTGTGCTGTTCAGTGTAACCCAGTTCAGCGGCTTTAGCTTTGGCAACGTCCAGCGTTGTAGAGCCATATTCCTGCATTACCCTTACGGTAGCGGGGTCGAGACCTAAAACCTCCGCTACATTGCTCTGACGCGTCGTATCGAGACGCTGGAACTGTCCGGCAATGTCGTTGTAAATATCTTCGCGTGTACGCCCCGTGGGGTTATCGACACGGATTCCCGCAACCGCCAGTTGCTGAATCATCCCGACGTCGCCGGTCTGAATGCGGTTAATCCCACGCTCAATATTTAAAAGACTGTTTGTCGTTGCCTGCCGGTCGCCGCCACGCTGTTCGGCCAGCGCGCCAAGTCCGTAAACCTCAGTTGGCCCGAACTGACTGGTTGCAAGCTGGTTGTTCAAGTCGTAAGCCTGTTGCGCTTTCTTCGACTCAAACGCCCATGCTGCGCCGACACCAGCGGCAACACCGGACATCGCAAGCCCGGCAGCTTTGAAAGTGGTGACCAGACTCATAATGCGAGATTTTGAATTTTCTACGCCGGTTTTAACGCCCTTGTCGAGCGACTTACCGACATCGTCCATCTGGTCACCGGCTTTTTCCGCTGACTCACCAAGTCGGTCAATGTCTTTTTCGGCATCGTCTGCACCTTTACCATCGTAAGAGATGCCGAGACCGATGAGGAACTGCGTGATGATGTTAGCCATTATTCAGGCACCCACAGAAGATGGTTATCAATGCCGAGGTTGTCAATGGTTACTTCATCGCCCACAAAGAAGAAGCGACCCAGTCCGGCGCGGTATGCTTTACTGACCTCAGCGTTTGGGACAAGCATTGCACCGGTGATGTGGTTAATACCATCCTGTGATACAGTCATTGTCCACGCGGGCTTGTCTGTATAGCTGATGTAATCCAGCGCAAAGTCGAGAACGTTGTCGCCCAGCTTGACCGTGAAGGTCTGATGGGCGTTAGCCGCACCGTTATTTAGGGGAATTTCTTGCATTGTTTATCGCCTCGATATACTTACCCTGCAATTCATCCATCGCAAAGTGAAATTGTTCGACTTCAGCAAGCGATATTGTACCATCTTTTAACTGCGCCCATGTGCAAAGAGGTGGACACACTCCCTCAATACCCGTGCAAACACGCATAAAGTACCAGTTAACCGGGCTGGGTCGCCCGGTGTCCTTTACTCGTCTTTGTTTGCGTTTTGCACGTAATCGAAAAAATCAGCGTAAACCCACAGAAACAATTCAGCCAGCAGAGTGTTCAGCGTCATCATTTTACCGGGGAAATCATTCACCGTGATTTTCGTGTTGGTACCTGCTGTCATTGCTTTGCTCAGGAGCACTTCGGCAATGCGTTGCTTGATGTGATGCGGTACAGCGGTGAGCAACAGGGTTACATCTTTGACACCGAGTTCACCACCGTTTTTGTAAACGTTGGCAGCGTGTGCGATAAACTGTGCGCTCACCAGGGATAACAGTTCGTCCTGCTCAATTGCGGAAGGCATCGCGGCGTTCACGATGATGTCGCCAGCGGTAAAAGTTTTAATGAGTGACATTGTTATTTCTCCGATTGTTAGTCGTTACAGTGTACACTTGACGAAATCATCAATCAATTGTTGACGGACTCGTCAAGGTGGGTTATAGTTACCCCAACAGAACAACAGGAGAGACAAAATGATTCGTGAACAAGACCGCAAAGCATGGCGCAAATTTAAAATTCAGTTGGCAGTCATCATGGCTGCAGCACTGTCGGCAACAATCTACTGCAACAGCACCGACGCTGCACAAGGTAAGCGGTTCCAGATTTATGACGGGCAGACCGACACGATTTGCACGTATCATGAAAATGAATTTGGTTATGCGGAAAGTGACGACCCAGCGTATATGGGTACCGGCATTTGCTGGCGTAAAGATATGATGGATAAAGCAGACTTTCACATCCGGAGCAAAAGAAAATGAAATGTACCGTGTCAGTCCGTTGGTGGTTGTTCTATCCGTACCAGTCGCTGCCAATTTTCTTCGCCCGCCTGATGAACGTGGAACCGGACTGGCAGAAAGTTGGTGATTTTTTACAGAAATACTGTATCAAAGTGGGGAAGATAAAATGAGAGCAGTACAATTAACGGTTAGTCTATACGACATCGATGAGCACGCGCAGAAGTTCATGAAAAGAATCAGGGCAGAATACGGGCTGGCAGTTCCCCAGAGCATATCTGACTGCTGGCAGTTCTACATGTGCGAGTATGACCCAGACGCACTTCCCGATTTCGTGGACGTAAGAAATGATATCAATCCTGCCAGTCGGGTTGGTTATGGTTTGAACCATAAAAATGCATCGGATATTGCTAAGTGGATGGAAGAACATGGGTTTCCTATTCCAGTAGAGAAATAGAGGCACGACAGCACCACCATGCTCAACCAGAAATAACTACTGGAGACAATGAAATGAGAAGAGTGACAAAAGAAAACCTGACTGTACAAATCGACCGACTGTACAAAATAAAAGATGAGCAAGGTCAGTTATCGATGAATGGCGAGTACACGCTTCAAGCGTATGAGATGCTTCTGGCGACGATGGACACCGAGCCGGATTGTAATGAGCGCCAGCTTTTCTGTTCAACCGATACGTCGAGGATGAAGAAGGTAATTTCTGTCTCTGCTGGGAGCGAAGTAACACCGCTCTATCGCCACGCGGAGCAGCAGGTAGTGCCTGATGAGCTTAAAGAGACTGCGGCTGACTTTCTCACAGTTCTTGACGAATACCCGGAACAGTTGGTTCCGATAAATAGAGATTCAGCCGCAGTTCGCGCCCTACGCGCCGCCATGCTCAACCAGAAATAACTAAGGGGCCGATTGGCCCCTTTCGTTTAGCTTGCTGGACCCTTGTTTTGACTATGTAGCACGTGTATTATTCAATCGAAACACGTTGGTCATCATGAGAGGGAGGAGAATATGTCCAAAAAGTTGACAACCAAAGAATACGTCAACAAGGCCAAATCTGTACACGGTGACAGGTATGACTACACGGGGGTAGTTTACACGGGTAAGGCGAACCCGGTTCGGATAAAATGCCGCATTCACGGGGATTTCTTACAGATTGCCGCAGACCACACTAACGGCAGCAACTGCCCAGAATGTGCAAAAAAAATCAAAAATACGAACAAACGGAAGTCTGTTTCCGAAATGCTCGACCGCGCCAAAGAGAAACACGGAAATAAATACGAGTATCACCCCGAAACATATGTTGATACTCGCACAAAGATGAGGATCACCTGTTCCACTCATGGAGATTTCTACCAGACTCCATCCGCACACTGCACCACGGGGCAAGGTTGCCCCAAATGCAAACAAGGTGGGAAATACGATACGGAATCATTCGTCCAAAAAATGAAAGACAGTGGTAGTCCATATATCTATGACAAAACATCATATACTAAATCTGGCGACAAAATTGTAGTTACATGTGAAAAACACGGAGACTTCACACCGATTGCGTTTCAGCATGCTTACGGGGTGGGTTGCCCCAAATGCGCGAACGTGGGACCATCAAGTTTCGAAGTGGAAATACAGTCGCTAATCGGTGATGTTGACATTTCGAATCGCTCATTAATCGCACCTCAAGAACTCGACATAGTGGACCACGCTTCAAAAGTGGCAATAGAATTCAATGGCACATACTGGCACAGCCTACAGAAACGACCGAGGGGATATCACAAAAACAAACGTATCAGAACTAACAGTGTTGGATACAGATTGATATCAATATCGGAACAAGACTGGAAAGATAAAAAACCAATCATTACGAGAATCATAAAAAATGCTACAGGGCACTCCGAAGACGTGAGAGTCAACGCTCGTGACTGTAAGATTGTGAATGTTACGGGCAGAGATGCCCGGAAGTTCCTGATTGAACATCACGTTCAGGGCTATGCTCGGGCTTCGCATAATTTCGCACTCACCCATAAATCCGGTCAAATCGTCGCAGTTATGACATTTAACCAAATCGCTGAGGGTGGATTCGATATGGTACGTTATGCCACGAGTTGTATGGTCAGAGGTGGTCAGTCCAAGCTGTTCAAACATGCGGCCGCGGCTCTAAATATGCAATGGTGTCAATCGTTCGTAGATTGTGACTATTTCGACGGGTCGAGTTATGAAAACTCAGGGTTCGAACTGGTTGATGATTCGGTCACATCATTCAGAATATGGCACCGGAAAGTGGGTTTCATGAGTCGGCAACAATGGTGGAAGATTAACATCCCAAAAACGCTAAGTAAGTTAGGGGTTGACCCGTCGGTATTTTCCAAGGAAAAGACTCAACGTCAAATGATGGATGAGGCGGGTTGTTTGATTACGGAAAATTCGGGAACTAAAAAATACATGTGGAGAAAAGGGGCCTGATGGCCCCTTTCACTTAGCTTGCTGGACCCTTTGTCGCAGTCCATGAATTGAACTCAAAAATCCACTGGTCATCGGTAATCGTCTGACCACCACGCCCACGCGGACCATCGTTCACAATCACACCTTCCGCACCGACGGCGGCATCAAGCGTGCCAATCTGAGTATAGGTCAACTCGATGTTAGCCTTGCTCAGAAACAGCCCGTTGATATACGCGGAGTCAGCCGAGCCGGGGTTGAGGTTCAGCGTGACACGACGACCCGGGTTGATGCGGTCCAGACGAATAGCGTTACCGCCAAGACCGCGGCGTAATGCGGTGGACGCGTCAATCGGCTCGTCGGTATACGGCGGGTCAGACTCCCCAAAATCAGAAATCAGTCTGCCATTTATCGTGATGACAGTGTTACTTGTGGAAAAGTTTTCTAATGACATCTGTCATTCTCCATTAATAAACGTCAACGGTAACTTCACAAATTCTGACGCTACCAGCTTTGAACACACGCATGTTAATCGGTGCAGACTTACGCGCCGCGCGGTCAGAATCGGACAGGTCGAGAATGTCGGTAGCTTTGGTCAGCACTTCGAAGCCGTCGGTATACGCTTCCAGACCGGTGTCAGGACTGGTGTAATTGCGAGGACCGAGATAACGGTTGCGGATATACTGTTTGCCGACACGTTTGGCCGCACCAATGAGCGCTTCCTGACCAACCGGAGTCTGCGGAAGTTTGGTGGTCTGGTTAACGATGGTGTTGTACAGTTCCACACGTAGAGAGTTCACGAATGCGTCCAAATCGACAATATCGGAAATAGACTCACCGTAGGTACTGTGCGACCACGTCTGCAGCCAGCGACCACTATCGGTGCTACCTTGCAGGTCGAGCACACTGTAGAATGCGCAACGTTTGGTGACCATCGCGTTCTGTTCGGTGTCGGACAGGTCTTCGGCAGCAACACCCGGAGATTTCTTAAACTCAGTGTCAATAGTGCTGTTGTCAGCGCTGTAATTGACCGAGGTGGAATGCTTGATGAGCGCATAGGCCGCATACGGGTCAGTCGCATGAGCAACAGTAAATGCGTGACGATAACCCAGCGTGTTCAACTGTGAACAGATGTCATCAGTAACGTTCGGGTCACGAATTTCAGTTGCAGCCGTACCAGTCTGGCTGTTCGGGAACATAACGCTGTTATCTTCACACCAGGACGCAATCGCCAGCACGCTCGCTTCAACAGCCAGCACATCTTTGGTAAAGAGTGTCCAGTACCAGTAAAACTTGTCAAACGCTTTGGTCAGTGTCGCGGTGACGTTAGCATCAGCGGCTGCAGTAGCCCACACAGTGAGTTTCGGTACTGCCGGAGTGGAGCCGAGGAATTTGGCACCAGCCTTGTACGTCTCGGTCGTGGTGGCAAAATCAGCAGCGAGAGAAGCGGTGGAATAGTAGGTACGCACCGTGTCTTCGGTGAAACCTACCGGGAGTTCAGAGTTTTTAGCAAACAACATCGCAGAAGCGAAGTTTGCCGTACTCAATCCCGCCGGAGAAATCCGGGTTGTAATCGGGATGATTTGTTCAATTGGAAAAGACATTTACGAGTCCTCGTAAGTTACACTGTGCACACGTTGACCATTATATCGAAATTTCACCGGATTGATAGTTCATACCGGGTTCGGTATCAACATATCTTAACTGAAGCGTACCGTTTTCGAAATATACCTGGTCCATACCCTCACCAATGGTGAAAGGAACGTGCAGAATATTATTCACTGTCACCGTATTCACAGCTTCGTAAAGCAGTTTAACGATGATTTGTGCACGCTGTTCGAAGTTGCTCGCCTGCAGCGCTGTCAGGTTGTTAACAGGTTCAGTCCCACCCCATCCGATACCAGCTTTCCACAGGGGCCAGCACACGTCCGGACGCTTGTGACATTCCTTCAGCATTTCAGCGTACCGCATTGCTTCACCACGGAAGAAATTAATTTCACAGGATGCGACAATCTGTGCGCGGATTTCATACACGATAGTATCATTTGCGCCGTCAGTCATGATGATGTTCGCCTGACCACGTTCACGAATGCTCTGACGTGGCCGCACAGACGCGTATGGGCCGTCCGGAGACGGTCCGTTGGGGTCGGCAAGGATACACTCGCTGACGCCCGTCACGTTGAGTATATGCGGCCTGAGAGCCGCAAAGATTTCATTGTTGGTCATAGCGGTCCACGATTACCTTACAGTATTTACGCCACGGACGATTGTCGGTGCGAATGACTTTCCAGCGCTGACCCAGGAATACCCATTCACCATCGAGTGCAATTGAGTCGAGGTCACCATTGTTAACGTATATTTTACGTGGGTCAACAATGCGTTGACCACCTTGTTGCAAGAAATCAATTTCCTTGTCGTTCAGTGGCTGAATGTTCACCGTGAATGCAACCGGCGCGGATGTCACGATGGTCAAGATGCCATCCACGTATACGCCAGATTTACCCACGTGTGTCGCCGGTACAGATTTAAACACGTTGTCAATATGACCACGCATTGACAGACTCATAAGATACCCTCATCAGGTTTTTCGTTGCTGACCTTATACGTTACGCTTGCGCGTAGTGCACCGGTGTCGATAAGTGGATTGTCCGAACCTTTCTGTTCGATTGTGTAATCGCTGTTCGGTGGCGTGCGAAGGTCAGTCATGTATTGCTGCACCGCACCGGCTGCGAATGCGCCCACTTGTTCAAGCATCTGGTCAAACGGTAAATCATTAGCCACACCGTGAGCGACGGTGTCCACGATATCCTGTTTACCACTCTGTACACCGGGTATCAGCCAGGGGCGCGGCGGGATGGGTGCAGGATTACCGTACAATTTGTTATCCGGGTTACCGTAATTCAACAATGCGCCAAGCTGTGCGTTAGTGATTCCTGAGTCAGGATGCTCACCTGCGTCCGAATGGATGCCGACAGTCACGGTCTTCTGACTGGCTTTAGCGTATTGCTCCAGTTTCGAACGTATTGCCTGTTTGGCTTGCTGCAGCGCTTTTATGTTGACTGACATGGTGTACCCTCGTTTGTCAAGACATTATCACACAACGTTGCGCCAGTATCCACATACCCCGAACGATTCATTTTCGGGTGGTCAACGGGGTATCAAAAACTCTTTAACTTTCAGTACTATACTACTTATTACCCTTATACCCTTATAAAATAGTAATTAGTATAGTAGTAAGATAACAAGTATATGAGAAGTATAATACAATATACATATTTATATAGTTTATAAGAGGGAAGAAGGGCAAAATGTACGGGGTGTCCGGTTATGCTCGTAAACCTATGATTGTGAAAGTAAATTTACCACCCTGATGATTTACCATTTTTGGGTAAAATGAGGTATTGACGAGTTCGTCAGTCACTGATACACTCGTTCTATAAATTACAGAGGGGATTTTATAAATTATGGGAAGCCTTGTTGAAGATATCTTGCGTCATGTTCCCGTGAAGCAGCGGCGTAAAAAGTGCAACAGAATCGCATCACGCGAGTTACATCTTGCGCGAGTTCCGGGAATTCACCACAGGTATGGTAAGTGGGAAGCAGTGGTGTTTTACAGGAACGTCACGCTGACGATTGGTTGTTTCAATACTCCCCATCGCGCATTGATGGCGAGAAAATTGTGGTACTTCTGGCGTGAGCGTGGGTTCACTCCACAGGAAATACCAAAAGGTCCAAAACGCGAACCATATTCGAGGTCATGATGAGAACTAAACACTATCGCGGTTTCTTCATCATTCGGGGCATCGTGGTCGAGGATGAAGGATACCTGTGCTCGGACAAAGTTATTCTCAAATATTACGGTCGTCACTACGCCGGGAGGATTGGTAAATCGTGAATGTGAACTATTACAACGAGTTCGATAAAGGTGCAGCCGCATGGTTGCGTGAACTAATTAATGCTAAATTGATACCGTTTGGATATGTAGATGAGCGCTCAATTACAGAAGTCACAGCTTCAGATGTTCAAGGATTTACTCAATGTCACTTCTTCGCCGGAATCGGAGGATGGTCACTCGCATTGCAACTCGCAGGAGTACCGGCAAGTACAAGATTGTGGACCGGAAGTCCCCCGTGTCAACCATTTAGTACCGCAGGAAAACAACTCGGACAGTTCGATGAGCGACACCTTGCCCCGGTCTTCCTCAATCTCGTCAGCAAGTGCCGCCCTCCAGTCCTCTTTGGGGAACAAGTTGCGGCAGCAATTGGAAAATCGTGGATGTGCGATTTACAAACTCACCTGGAGGGAGAAGACTACGCCGTCGGGTTTGCCGTACTCCCAGCTTGTGGCGTCGGTGCCCCGCACAAACGCGAAAGACTCTTCTTCGGCGCGTACAACGTGGCCGACACCAACAACGCGCGACCACAAGGACGGGGCGGAATGCCTGAACGTGCCGATCAACAGCCTGCTGGGACGGCAGGTGTGGATGGCGGCATGGGGAACAACTGCTGTTTCAGATTCGAGGAACGTGGAATACAGTTATGGCAACAGGAATCAAATCGGAAAAACCTATTCGATAAATCTGAGACTCGCGGGAGAAGTCAAGTTGGCGGGACCAGTGACGACGGCAGTATGGGAGAAGTTGATTACCGCTTTAGAAATGACGCCAATCCGCATCATAGCTTCTGGTCAGATGCTGACTGGCTCGGCTGCCGGGATGGAAAGTTCCGGCCAGTTGAGGCCTGGACACAGCAGATGGTTGATGGGGTTCCCGATACACTGGGATATTGCAGCGATAACTGCATTACGGAAGCCTGGGGGGAAATAAAAAGTGTGTGCGATGCCAAGAAAACCAGACCCGGAGAAGCGTTGCAGCAATTGCGGTTGTCGTATGGTGCGCAAATTAAACGCTTCGAACAGACTAGAGGATTTGACAACATTTACCCGACGCCAGTACTGCTCGCTTTCGTGCGCGAACTCTGGCGAAAGGGCCGGCAAATCTCAGAAAGCCTACCATTACTGGGCGAGGAAGCAGAAAAAGGATTGCTGCGAAGCCTGTGGGGGTTCGGGTCGTCTACAGGTGCACCACGTGAACGAGGACTGGACGAACAACAAACCGGAGAACCTGCAGACATTGTGCGTATTTTGTCACCAATACTGGCACGCTACGCATCGCAGGCTTGGCCTGGCGCCTACAAAGCGTATGCCGAAATTGGATCTCCTTTAGGGGTGGACATCCCGGCGCGCGTTGCAAGACTGCGCGGTTACGGCAATGCTATCGTTCCTCAAGTTGCTGCTGAATTTGTTAAAGCATTCATGTCTTGCAAAGCCCCGTAAGGGGCTTAAACAGCAAGTGCACCCATTCCGACACGCTTGCGCAGTCTGTAGAACTGCTGTCCATACACGGACCAGGTTAGCCAGTCATTGTTGACCTCAAGCATTGCCGGAACACGATACGAAATAGACTCATCCCCTACGGATTTTGTCGCCACGTTTAGTCGCGCTTCCTGATTGACGTCACTGTTCAGTCCTTCCGGATAGTAAACAGACAACCAGTGCGCGGCATAATAGAAGAGTCCGCGCTGCTTCAGGTTGTGGCACGTCGCCTCATAACCTCCCCAGCGTTTGCTCCCTGTCTCCGTGTCAGCCTCACATAATGCGTACTGAATGAGGCTGTCCGGGAAATCAGTAGTAGACGAGAAAGCCTGACCGCCGAGCGGCCAGATGCGAAAATCTGCGATAACTTCGGCGGTGATATCCATGTCACATACCCACAGTGAATACAGCGACGACTTTAGCGATATCGGTGCCGGTGATGCCAGACAGTACGATGCGGCCTTTCGTTGCCGATGTGTTGAACACAGGGAGACTGTATGTCGCAGCAGCACCACATTTCGTTGCGTCCACGCTCACATCACCGGTGCCGGGTGCCATCCACTGACCAGGAAGCAACTGCATAGTCGGTGTGACGGTGCCAGCTGTCGGCGTGACGATAGCGCCACTGGAGTTGTAGAACGCCACGCGGAAGTCGCATTTGTTGTGATTCTGGTCAATGAGTCCAGTCTCATACGTGCCGTCAGCTGTTGTAGCCAGTGTGATAGTGTATTGATAACCGCTCATATATTGACCCCGTTATAGCTTACAAACTGACCATTCTGAACGACCAGTCCTGGAATTGTTGGTGGTTCGGCCCAGCGCAAATGTGATGCAATGTTCTGCGCCGAGTTAGTGTCACGATTCGTCAGTACCAGATTAAGCACTGCGCCGGGTAAAAGCAATTGTGGACTTTGGATTGCACGTAACGCATCACCAGTGCCCTGGTTACTTGTGGTACCGAAAATATAACGAACCGAACGAGTCTGTATGCCGTCTGCCGTCACCGTTGCACCGCCGTAGATATTAACCGTATTGACTTGTGCGATGATATCGTTGGCATTGTTGATTTCAGTAACAAGTGTGCCGCCGGTGTATGTTGGCGCGCGAAAGATTGCAGCGTTCACACCGACACCATCGTATGACAACTGACGGTCGAAGAGGATTACAGGACGTGACCCGGCGACAAAGATGGTTTTATTCGATGCGCCCGCAGCAACGCTGGTAACAGTGGAAGCCTCAAAAACATACCCCTGTCTCTCCCAGATATCCAGGAGTTCAGACAGGGGCTGTTGTGAGGGTGGAATTACATTTGACGGAAAAGCCATTTCACACCCCTATGTTAATTAAGAGGCGGCTTTTGCTGCCTCAATTTCTTGCTGAAGTCGTGACTTCTTCCAGCGCGCGTCAACTTTGACACCCAGTTCTTCGGCTTCTGCGCGAAGTTCGTCGATGGTCACATCGTCAGCATCTGAGTCGGGATTAACCAGTTCACCACTTGTGACAACCAGTTCACCACTTGTGACAACCAGTTCACCTGCTTCCTGATACGCACTAACCAGGCTGTAAATTGCCGGAGTAACTTCGAACTCTTTCGAATCACCAGGTGCCAGCATACGTTTCATCACATCTTCGTCACCCGGCATCATGAACGGGCGCGCGGAAATATTTTTTACAGTAATCATAAAATCACCTTTAGTTGTAATACATACCCG